TTGAGTTCAAGCATTTGCTCTGGTGTGGCGTTTTGTATTGCTTGTTGAATAGATTTAGGATCATTTGATACGCCCAAAACATCAGCTATCTTATTCATTGCCATACTTCCTAATGGACCACCCATAGCTGAACCTATAGTCGGTGCAACTGCGCCTACAATATTTTTAATTATAGCTTTCATATTAGACTAACATTGATGTTACAACCGCGATTGATAATGCACCAAGAAAACCAAAAACGCCAAAGGTTGCAGTTTTTATTGTTGTATTTATTGTTGTAATTTCTTCTTTGATTTCAGAAAATTCGTTGAAAGCAGTTTTCCAGCGCTCATGTGATATTGTTTCTAATTTAGTAAGTCTGTCTGCAACATCCTTTACTGTCATTTTTTTTATTGCCATCAAACTGAATATATTTTTAAATAGTTCTTTTTACCTTTTACTTTAATAGGTTGTAGTGATTTTAACTCAAAATTACATTTTTTTGCAGTATTTTCACCAATCAATATATCTTTACCCACATCTTTGGTAGCCGACTCTAATCTTGCAGCTGTATTTACAGCATCTCCAATGGCTGAATAATCAAATCTAGTATTTGATCCCATGTTACCAACTACTGCCTCACCAGTATTTACACCAATACCAATAGCAACTGGTTCTGGTAAAGTTTTTTGTAATAGTTGTATAGCTGTTCGCATATCTTGTGCGCAAGCTACGGCTCTTTTTTCATGTTCATCTATGTCTAGCGGTGCATTAAATATTGCCATACAAGCATCACCTATGAATTTATCCACCATACCTCCATGTGCTTGTATGCAAGTCACTTGCTCTGTCAAAACTTTGTTCATAATATCTGTAACTTGTTCTGGTGGTAATTTTTCAGATAAATTTGTAAAACCTCTGACATCTGTAAATAAAAATGTGCAATATCTTTTTTCGCCGCCAAGTTTTAACAAGTCTGGGTTATCTTGTAATTGTTTCACTTGTCTAGGATCAAGATAATGTTCAAATTGTTTTTTAATCTGCTGACGCAGTTTATATTGTTTTTGATAGTTTAAATAGAAAGCAATAGTAGATGTAAAGATTTGTGATACAAAAGTCCATGAAAAATCTAACAAAATGCCCTTTTGAATGCTAAAAACTCCTGAGAAGCCCGTAGTGAGCAAGAAAATTACAACTATACTTGCACCCTTAACTACATTGAAATAATTGATTGTGAGCCATGTCAGAGTGACAAAAATTGTCAAAATCAAAATTTCGGCTGCTTTTGACCAATCAGGTATGTATGGTGAGTTTTGTATTAAGATTGATTCAGATAATGCAGCCTGGATCTTGTGTGGTTCTAGTAAACCAACTGGAGTTGCAATTTGTGGCATCACTCCGTTAGCAGTTACGCCTACAAAAACAAACTTATTAGCAACGCGCATTTCTTCAAGTGTAGTTTGTGGTGTATCAACCCAACTAATCCATTTACGACCAAGGCTATCTGTCTTGACTGGTGGTATTCCTCGTATTGATATTTCTTCTATACCATTATCATTTGTTTTTATAATGTAAGTTTTGACATCAAACAAGGCTTTATATATCTGTGTACCAAAACTAGGTATCCATTCGTTATTTGGTGTTTTTACTAAAAGCGGTATTCTGCGAACAAGGTTGTCAATATCTGTGGGTGCAACGGCTAATCCTTGTAGTGTGTGTGTGGATAGTAGATTTAGATTCTCCTTCACACCCGAAGAAATTATACCACCATTATCTTCACCCATAACAACTGTGCCTGGTGAACTTGGATAGTTACCTTTGCCATCTTCAAACATAGCTAATACTGATGGAGCAAACTGCAAAGTTTCAGCAAATATTTCATCACCGCCCATACGATCTGCTTGTGGAAAACTTACAACCCAGCCAACTCCTATTGCACCCTCGTTAATAAGATCAACTTGTATTTGTGCTAATCTTTCTCTAGGTAAAGGCCAGCCGCCCTCACGCTCTATATCTTCTTCTGTTATGTTCAGTATTACAAAATTTCCAGATTCTTCTGGGGTTTGAACAAAAGTGTCATACACTTTTAGTTTCAGTATTTCTGTTGGTGTGCTTTCAAAGATTATGGGAAGTGCAAGTATTATAAGTAAAGGTAATAACAGTTTGTTCATTTAATTACTTTGAGTGATAGTAATAACACTATCGCTTCCGCCGTTTATTTTTATTATATTAGATACTCCGTCTTGTATCAAAATAACTGTATAAGCGTTACTGCCATCTAAATCAACTCTTACGCTTTCATTGACCTGCCTCCGCAAACTAACAACATTACCAGTAATCAAGGCAGTTATTTGTGTGTCTGGATCTTTGCCTAAAAGAGTACCAGCAATTTGTGTGCTTGTCGCTTGTGCCAACACATCTTCATCTTCATCTATTGCCAAGGCATCTAACACATTTAGCAAATCTTCAAGAAAGTTTACATCAAGATAATTAATATCCAGTTCGGTAAATTCTAAACTATCAGTATCTAAATAATCCTCTGCTAGATAATCTATATCTAAATCATTGAAATCTAAAACACTATCTGCTCTCGTTGTAGTAGCTTCTTCCTGGACCAATGCCTCTTCTTTTGGCGGTGAAACAATTAGCATATTATCAATAATGTCTAGTGTCAGGTCTAAAATGACTGGTTTGGTGGGCGCTGATTCAAACACACTTACAGTAGTTGCTTCGTATGGTTTATTAAGTATGACAGTACCCATAGCCGTAACAACTTCTATTTCACCACTAGACAAACCAAAAGCGTCTGGCAAAAGAATAATTAAACTTCTACCTAGTTCATCTACTGTTGCAGTAAAGTCTGTACCACGAATTGCTATATTTGCTGTTGGTGTTTTTAGAGTTATGTTTTGTTTGTCTATGCGATTAAGATTACCTGTAATAAACCTAGCTGTACCAAGACCAAAGGTAAGAGCCATTTTTGCTTTGCTTGGATCTGGGTCATATATATATTCGTCTATAACTAACTCAGACCATTCTGTAAGTTTGACAGTAGATTCATCAAGAAAAGTGATTGCCATACGGCCATCTTTGGTTATCGCTTCATCATTACTTTGTATAGCAAAATCAAGATCAGCATTGTAGGTTTTATCTCTGACTATTTCAGCTGTGCCGTTTAGTTCAGATATGTCCCCAATATCAGCAGCTTGTGCTTGTACCTTGATCGTTTTGAATGACGCAAAGAGTAGAAGCAGCAGTACCAGAAACGGATATGATTTTAAGCCAGTCATTGTCTTGGGTGCTTAGTTGTGAAATATTAAAAGTTCTTGATCCGCCTGTGTGATCTAAATAAAAATATCCACCAGCTGACGCAGTAACGCCTGTGCCTGTATAGGTAAGAGTATTATCAGAACCATCAATATCCATATAGTTGGTTGCGCCATCAATGTTTATGTTTGAGGTTATTGTGTTGTTTGATCCTTGAATGATCCAGTCTAAATCAAGTTGTGAAGCTAATGCTGTTGTGCCTTGATTTAAAGTAAATGTATTACCACTACCTGTGACATCAACATTTTGGTTCGAGCCATCAGAACTATAAGTATCTGTTGGATCTACTTGTATGGTAAAAGAATTAGTACCACCATCAAATTCGTAGAAACCTGTAAATGTGTCAGCAAATATATCTCCTAGAAACTTGTTGGTTGCACCAATCATGTTTATATCTAATGTCATGCTGTTGCCATCTAAATCTAAGGCTGTGAGATTGCCAGCTGTAGAATTAAGACCACCAATAATATTTGATATACCTAGTTGCTCTAGGTCAATATTTGCACCTGTACCAGATTGATCTACATATATTTCGTTATCAGCCGCGTATGTTGTCAACGCAGTCAGCGTCACAATCAGGCTTATCAACTTTAATTTCATCATTTAATTCTACTCCTTGGTTGTTGTTTTGTAAAATCCAAAAACTTTTTTCATATCCCGTCTCAATTATTTCTAGCACACCACCCTCTATTGCTTTCATCAAAGCTATTGTAGATGATTCATTACTAGCGTTTCCAAGTTCTATTTCAACCAGTTCAGTATTCGCTTCAACAAACCTAAAAACATCTTCTGATTTGCCATAACTAAATATAGTTTTTTGACTTAATACTTCTAGTAAAACTTCACCTGTTGCTACAGATACCATTCGCAAACTAACAGTTATATTGTCCTCTCTGTATTGTATGCTGTTGCCTATACCTAAATATCTAGCACCCGTACCGCCACTTTCTAGGTTAGCTTCATAAGATATGACTGCACCTTCAATCAAAATACCAGCAAACAATAAAGGTCTTAATGCTTTCTTCTTTTCTTCTTCGTTAGCTGATTGCTCTCTGGCTGATCTAATTAACTGCCTTTCTTTGGTCAGATTATCTAGTCCGACTCTTTCAACCACTCTAAAAAACTTGCCGTCCCCTGCATGTTTTAAGGCTCTTATAAGTAGAGCATTTGGTTGTTGGGTTATAGCTGTACTAAACAAAGCAAACTCACTATTGCTTTTTCTTTGGCCTGTTTGATCTGTAAACGCTGTTGGATAAACAGCAACTACTGGACTGACTTGTGGTAAAGGCACATTTTTAAGATCAACAGATTGTAAATCTTGTATTGTAACTACATCTTTATCTGCAAATCTTTGCTCGTAGGTATCTTCAAGTTGATAAAATAAAGAACAACTAGAAAGTAAAAGTACCGATAGGTATGGTAATTTCTGTAACTGTGCCATCTGCTTCTGTAATTTTAAGAGTTAATGTAACGCCATCACTTGTATATTCTATGGTATTACCCTCTAAAGTTATAGTTCCAGAGTTTGATGGTGTTTCACCAAATAAGTTATTTACCAGTTGTCTTGATAGTTCTGCATAGACTCTTGATTCAAGATTACGCATAAATCTTGCAAGTGTTGAGTTTTCTTTTTCTCTTTCAATCTCGTCCTGCAAGGCCTTTATTTCTTCTTTGATTGTAAGTTTGCGAGTGTATTCTTGATTTTCTATGGTTAGATAATGACTTGATGTACCAACTCCATTAAAACTTGGCGATTTAAATTTATGAACTATCTGATCTGCTTTTATGTTTGTTGCAATTATACCAATTAACAAACCAATACCAATAATAAATAGCGCTTTTGCAATTTGATCTTTTTCGTGTTCTTTTGATTTAGTCTTTCCTTTGGTCATCCCTATCTGCCTTTGCTAATTTTTCGATATCAATTAGGTTTGGAACACCTAACAAAGTTTTCAACAATACATCCTGTCTAATACTTTGATTGTCAACGGCTCTAACTCTGTCAATCAGACTAACAATAATGCCATACTGACTGTCTAACTTTGTTGTGACTCTTTCTTCCATAGTATCTAAACTTGTTTGTACCTTTTCATCTAAGGTATCTAGCTTAGTTTCCATACCATCAATAATTCTATTGATAAGTTTCCAAACAAAAACACCAAGTCCTAAAGCAGCAGCTATTGGAAAACCAACCTCTGTTATGAGGGCTACTGCGTCACTCAATTACTTGCCTACTTTTTTCATGGCCTTTTTATGTGACTGTCCAAAGGTTGCACCTTTTTTCATGTCAGTCACCATCATAGCAATATGTTTTTTTGTATGATGTTTGGCATGATTTTTCATAGCAGTTTGTTGCCTTTTATTTAGACCAGTCACATTAACGCCTTTGACTGTAACTTTTTTCTTTTTAATCATTTTTTCTTTTTCTTTTTGGCTCTAAGTTTTGCAAAATCAGCCCCAGTAATTTTATTACGAGGTTTTGCTACCCGTGCAAGTTTTTTTTGTTTTGGTGAATATTTTTTAAATGGCATAATTATTTACCTTTTTTCTTTTTGCCTTTTTTCTTTTTAGGCTTCATTGGTTTTCCATATCCGTATCCTGGCATGTTACTTCTCCTTTTTCTTTTTAGTTGTTTTTTTTACTCTAACAGTTTTGTAAGCCTCGTTCACCTTTGGTGTGGACTTATCGTCAGGTATGTATTGGCCTTTTTTGTTTCTGGTTCTAACTTGTACCTGTTCTGTATTAGTTAGTTTACCCCATAAGTTACTAAAAAATTTCATAATATTACTCCTATTTCTTTTTTTTAATAATGGTTTTTACATTTGTTGGTTTACCACCAACGCCTTGTTTTACAGCACGCTTTCTTCTTACTGCACTAGCTATTTGTTTTTTTGTCATCCTGGCAGCTTTTGCTTTGGGTACACATTTTGGGTATTTTCTTTTGCGATCAGATTTTAGTTTTGATCTGCCACACTTTTTGTAGCCACCACCTTTTTTAGGTGCGCCAATATCTACCCATTCTTCTTCAAACCATTCTTTGAGTCCTTTGGCCATTATCTATACCCGCCGCCTCTTTTCTTGTATTCACGAACCAACCAAGCGTTTGCATAAGCACTTGGATATACCTTAAATTTTCTTTTAGCTTCAGCTTTCACTCTGGAGTATAGAGTTGGGTTTGTAGGAGTTGGACCTTTTTTCTTTTTTGCCATATTAATTTACCAGTTTTTACAAGACCAATATCTTGCTGTTAGTTTACTTGGTGGACTTGTGTCGCACTTATGTCTAGCCCTAAAAGATTTTCTTCTTGCAGGACTGCCTTTTTTAATTTTCATGTTGGGATCGCCAAAGCGAATAAGTTTTGTTTTGTCACCTTGCTTTGCTAGAACAGCAAATTTCTTTGATTTACCAGGCGTTCTTTTTGGTTTGTTGTAACCGCTAAATCTTTCGCCTCTGTATGTTATTGCCATTAATGTAACCTCTGTTCTTCTATAAAAATCACTTTTGAATCTTCTTTTATCTCACCTCCAGATAAAATTGTCAAAATTTGTAACGCGTGATCTTGGTTTCTGGCCATTATATCTTTTGCTATATAAACTAAATCGCCCTCGCGAACTTCTAAATTATATATTTTGTGTTGGCACATTATTTGTAAACAGTCCTTGGGCTTGATTCTTTGCAGTCTGTCTTATGACTTCACGATCTCGCTCCATAATAGCGTTGATTTCAGCGATATTGACTTGTGATCCGTATTTACCTTGCAGTTCTATTGCTTTCAATCGGATCTGAGCCTCTTCTATATCCCTTTGTCTGTCATCATCCATTATTATTTTCATTCTGTCTGTTTCAGCATCTATGATTGCTTTTTGTGCTAAGTTTTGCGCTTTTTGTGCTTCAGCAGTAGCTAAAATTTCTTCCGCAGACGGCTTTTGTGCCTCTGGCGGGGTGGGTGGTAGTGGCGGAACTTCTGTATTTATGAAGGATTGTGCGTCTTGGAAGCCTGCCATTTCGATCATTCTAGTCAAAGTATTAGCATATTGCTGTAAATTTACCAAAGGATTGTTTGGTCCAAGGGTTGTCATTATTTGCTCTTGTTTGCCTGCTAAAGAACTAAGAACTTGGAACTTTTCTTCGTCAGATGACTTAGATATAGCTACATTGACCACAATATCCTTGTCATTATCCCAATATCTTGGATCAACTGGTATAAATTTGCCGTTTAATCTGAACACATCTTGGGCGTTTTGGTGCTTGATTACCAATGAATTGACTGTTTTGAACATAGTTTTTAGACCACCTTCTGCAAAATGCCTACAAATAAGTTCTACTCTGCCTTGCGCACCGCTCATAGTTGCTGATACAGCTGCTTTGGTTGTAGATTGTAGGGCATCTGCATTTAGTCCAGCGCTTGCCTTTGATACGCCAGTTCTATTTTCTTTTTGTTCGTCTAAATAACCTAGAACAGGAAAAGCCTCTTTACCTACAAAAGGTACAGCAAAAGGTTGCACCATACCTGGCGCTCTCATTCTGATTGGTTGTCCTATGTCTGTGTTAAGAACATCATCAATATTGACTTGTCCTTCAACAATACCCATTCTTGGGAAGATTGAGTGACCAAGCGAATCTAAAGTATCACGCATAATTTGTGACTTAGCTGCTTGAATAGGTTTGAGATAGTCAGCTGGACATGAGCCAATAGCTGTATGCGGTTCTGGATCAGGACAGAACATACAAATTGGTAAGTCATCCCATTGTTCAACATGCAACACATGAAGTGCGTCACCAACTGTGCATACTCTGATTCGTTCGTCTATACCATCATCATCAAAGTCATAGAATATGTAATGTTCTATATACAATACATCTTTGCCACCAGCGTCATTTCTATCTGGGTAAACCATGTTGTCGTATGGGTTTCTAGCTTCTTGTTCTTCGTAGCTTTGCGGATCAAGTGCGCTACCGCCATAGCCACCATATTGCATCATTTCTTCTTGGTCATACCCCATAGCAACTAAATCAGATACAGACTTAATCATGCGGTGTGCAACATAAGAGGCGGATTCTAAATCTCGCGCGTGTCTTGATATTAATACTTCTTCTGGTGGTATTGCTTCAATGCACACTTGGTCTTTTGGCATGAGCCGTCTGATAGTCATATCATAACTGGTAGGAATCTCTTGGGTAATCTCTTCTTGGCTGACAGGATCAATCGTAGTGATAGATTCTTTGGTAGCCTTTTCTTTTAGTACCTCAACATTTTTATCTAGTATTAAGGCTTGATAAGACTGCGGATCTAAGTCTGTATATTCGTGGGTGCTAGCCATAACGCTGTCATCCCAGAACACTTTGACAAAGCCTGTTTTTCTTACAAGCGCGTCCTTAAATACTTCATACAAAACTTTGAACCCAGGGTTCTTTTGTTGAATGATGTAGTTAATATAATCTGTTTGTTGTTCTGCTAGTGGTATATCTTCTGGACCTTTTGGTACAAACTCAACAATCTTTTTTGTACCAAAGAATGTTCGCATAATCGAAGGCAACATAAACAGCACACTCTCTCTAACATCTGTTGATACAAACTCAGACTGTAAACTTGATGTGCTACTTGGTTCGTTACCTAAATAATATTCTGTTGACTCTGCCCTTTCTGCTCCAACTTGATGCACAAAATCTTTGGCGTCATCCATTTCGGATTTCAATACGCCAACAAGATTTAACATGTTAGATTCCTCTTTGACAGCAGCTTTCATGTCTTTTTCTTTTATTTTTTCTGCCATATTACCCTACTCGTATAATTCGTGATTTAAGTGGTTTTTTAAAATTATACCCTAAAAAGCTAGTGCTACCACCAAAACTTGCAGCTGAACTTGCCATAGTCAAAGCCAAAGCGTCAGCCTTATCAGGGGATTTGATTCCTCGCTTACGCATTTCTTCTTTGGACTCTATTTTTATTTTGCCTGTAGAGGTATATTTATACATAGGCGCGGCTAGTTCAGCTACCAAGTCGTCATCTACGGGTAACCTACAATCTCGTTGGGTAAGATAATCTTTGATCGCAAACCATAACTCAGCACGCAAGTTTAAAAAATTTTTTTTCGTGGAGGGTGCTTCGGCAACATTGATACCGCGCACGGGTAAGTTTTGTTCTGCCAGTCTGTCCACCACGCCCGCGCCGAGTCCAATGACATCTACTAATATTTCTTGCGGTCGCTCTATCGCGGTGCAATCGTCATACTTATTTTTTATCACGCCGCATAGTTGCATCAGATCCATAGACTTGAACGAAGTAATATCCATAACATGATTACCTTGTCTGATACAGAGCGCGGAGTTGTCACCGCCAAAGCGCGCGACATCCAAGCCCCAGATTATTGGTTCGTTGGCTGCAAGTGCAACATCCCTGTCAATCGCGGACTTGATAAGATCCATTGGTATTACTGTATCGTCATCAGCTTTTGGAAACTCGCCCATCACCTCCACGCGCGCGACAGTTGAATCTTCGCCATACTGCTCAATCATCTTCTGAAATAACTCTTTGTCTGTACCCTCAACATTACGCGAATCTATTTGTTGGTTTTTCCAGAAGGAGCGCTTGCTGTTGAAACTATCGTAGAAAGGCCCTGTGTTTCTTCTTGGGTTAGAGAATGTAAACCAATAGCGGTTGCGCGTGGGTTCTGAGAAGAATCCTTCTGACACGCTGTAGATGGGAGCGGGGATACCAGATGCCTCGTCCATGATTAAACAGACTCCATACGACGAGTGTATGCCTGCAAACGCGTCTGGATTCTCCTCGCTCCAAAGTTGTGCTTGCGCGTAATAGTAACCTGTATCTATTTTTAAGTCTTTGATAAGTGCATCTTCAAACCACCCTGCTGGTTTTATGGTGGTAGCTGTTTTAGTAAACCAATGAGAGTTGATTGCAAGTGTAAGCCATTTACCAAGTTCTGCCCATGTTCTTGATCTAAGCTGTTGTTCTGTGTTGGCTGTAACAATAATGGTTGATCCTAGTCTGGTAGAAAGCATCCACATAATAATCCAAGCTACCAAAGCTGATTTACCTATACCACGGCCAGAGGCTACAGCAAGTCTAAACATTTCTGGTAAATCAAGCGCATTGTTGCGCTCTATGTGTATTGCCATTTCTCGCAAAATTTTTTCTTGCCACTTCCTTGGTCCACTAAAGTTTTCAAGGGGGGTGTCCTTTTGTTTCCAAGGAAACACATACTTCACAAAGTTTACAGGATTGTCTTTGATTGGTCCTGACCAGATCTCGGTCATCAATTCTTTTTCTTGTTTCACTCCGTATTTCATAATAAAAATTTAGTTATAGTGTTATACATATATCGCACCTGCCTGCGCACGCAAGGGGGGGTAAATTTGCACTTTGTAAGAGAGATTATCATATTAGTTAAGAGGGAGAAAAAACTAACATATGCAAACTTACCCCTTATTATCTATATCGCTACCGCTTGCGCGCTTGCTCGCGGGGGCTAGCGCTGGCGCGGTTTCGTGGTCTATCACGCGAGCGCGTGCGCTGTCCAGGATTCCTGCTAAATTAAGATTATGGTCAACTTGTGTTTTCTCGGCCCAGGTATCGCGGTCTGCTGATTTCAAGTAGAACTGGATTGAATTAAAGTCTCCGTCCTCTATTTTTTCCATCAACTTGCTCGTTGCCAACTGTAAACCTTTCGCTCTTCCCCTGGCTAATGCGTCCGATAATTCAGAATTTTTTTTGTTTCTGTGTTTGTTGAATGTATCCCAACCAACGCCAATAGACCTACAAATGTCCATGATACCAAGGTTTAAACTAGCCAGATATTCAACCCTTTCATGGTCAATAACTATCGGTTTTCTTCCGCGTTTTTTTGGTGTTTTTGTTGCCATATTCCGATTAATTATAGCTTAAATACCCTGTTTTTATGTTATTTATAAAGAAATATGTATAAATATTGAGTATTAGTATTGACAATAGAGTAAAAGTAAGTAATATAGTAAGTACATATTAATTAAACGGAGAATAAATATGAGTATTGAAACATGGATTACAAATTGCGAAGAGTGTAATACACCAATAGATAGATTAGACCAAGACAAAGGTATATATTTTGTTGGCGGTGGTCAATCGTTATGTTCTGAAAAATGTGTTAAAAAAGTTTTAGGTAAAGAAACTTTTAAACAAGCACAAGAGGAATGGGAATTTGATGGAGATAGCGATTTATATTATTGGACTTATTTTGAAGAAAAGGAACAAGTTTTTGATGAAAATGATTTTACTTTGGTTAAATCAATAACCCAAGGCGAAAATCTTTTTAAACATAAAAACGGTTGTCTTTATATTGTTGAATATGAAGAGATAGATGATGAAGAAATACATGATTTTGATAATCCAACTCTTTATATGGATAAAGAAGGAACAGAATTAACATGAACACACTAACAACCAAAATTATTTCTTATATGGTGGCAACGATTATCTGTTTACCACTATTAGCAGTAATAATAACTTTTTATTTAACAATATAAACACGGAGAATAAATATGAATAACACAAATGAAAAACTTAGCGACAGCGATTTACAACTTCGCAGAATGGTTGACTCTTATGCTGAAGATGTCATCAAGGGTAAAATGCTTTTTTTACCAAACATTCTAAACGATGATGATTATTACGATTATTATGAAGCATATAACATCAAATATATTGTTGACCAACAGGGCAACCTTGATGATGTAATTATTTTACTTGCGGGCGGTGGGCCTAATATTTGGCTAGATACTCATGCGCAAGAAGTTCAAGGCTTTTGGGGTTCAACCAAATACACCAAGCCAATATATGATTATCAATATATTATTGATTATTTTGATGAACAATATCAATGTGTGAGGTAACCAATGGATAATCCTAAACACATAAGCACGCACATAGACACCTGGTTTAAGGCCAGGTTCTATGACCACCTACTACACAAATACAAAGCTAAGTCATTACATGACTTGCATGTAAAAATGTTCAACGAACTTGAACAAGAAATTTATTTTAAGATCATAAACAAAAAACGAGGTAATTAAATATGCACATATATATAGCCAATTGTGATGGTGGCGAAACAACATGGATTGTTAAATCTAAAGACTTAAAAAGATTTAAACAAGAGTTTGATTGGATAGATGACGACATGATATACAAATACTCTGTAAACAACTTAGAAGAAATATGTATAGCTGTTTTGGGTGGCTCAGGACAATATTCAGGGCGTGTTTACAGATGATAACCATAGAACAAATAAAGCAACAAGAACGAATCAAAGACCAAGCGCAAGACAAAGCAAACGAAGAGCGCAACAAATGGTTTTTAATGATTGCACAATACAACGAGGAGAACGAGGTAAAGTATGAACAAATACGCAATAATTAGTGATAGAGATATTGTTAGTGATAGCAATAGTCAGTTTGAATTAGAAAAAGAATTGGAAGAATTAAAGACTGATGAATATAAAGAATTATTTAAATCAAATATTGGTGGTAGGGCTATGATTGTAGAAATAATTTATTTAGATGATAGATAATAGGTGCAGCATGAACATAGACCGCAGAAGAATAGCTAAACACTTGCGCCATTTACCAGACTGGCGCTTGAAATGTTTATTATATTTATTTAGAGCGCGCTAATGTCTAAAGGATCTCAACCAAGACCGCACGACAAAGATAAATTTAATAAGAACTTTGATTTAATATTTAACAAAAGAAAGGAGAAAAAAAATGAAAGCAAAAGAACTAGAAAAACTATTCAAAGACAAACTACAAAAGGAAGGAGTCAACAAAGAATGGCTTGATTCACATTTCGAAGTGATCGGTTCAGACACAGAAGATAACCAAGAAGATACAGACAATGACACTACTTAACTTACTTTGGGATATATTCATAGCCTTTGCGATAGTCTTATCGCTCACGGCCATAATATTAGTTGTCAATGATCGGAGATAAACAAAATGATAAACACCAGAAAAATATTAAATGAAACTATTCATGAAATATTTAGTAATACAAATCTTAGTGAAATATTAGAATATGAGATACTTAAAAAGGTTTGTGACAAGTTAAATATAAAATATAAAAGCTATAAATCTGACAAAGATACCATTAAATTAGTGTTAAATAATGAGCTACACAGTAATAAATTAAATGAGGCATTAGCTAAAGATATTCTACATTTTATTAGAGATAGACATAATTTAAGAGGAAAAACAAAATAAATAGTTTTAGTGCGGGCGCGCTAATTAACTCCGTGTATATATCTAATTAGCACCTCTACCGCCCGCACGCCTTACCGCACACCCACGCACAACTACTCGCGCACCAGGTCAATCAAACCCACCAATAAAAAATGTTTCCTACCCTTTGCTTGTGATCTTCGCAATCTCTTTTGCTCACCCTCTAGCACACACCAAATAATTTCTTGATCTATTAACTCACCCACACCGCGCCCCGCAGTTTTTCTATTTACCCCTGTCATCTTCGCATAATAACTTATCGCATCATGCGAGGACCAAGTTTCATAACGCCAACGCTCGCACAAAGCCCACAACATTAACTTAGCTCCAACACTTAACTCCGTTCTCCCGCACTCGCGCCTAAACCAGGCCCACACAATACTACGCACGCGCGAAAAATCATTTTCTTTTCGCGCAAGCGCTATCGGAACTAATGTG